AAAGCAGGAGAGTTGACTATAATTTTAACACCAAGTGGAGCAGGTAAGTCTACTAATAATAGCTTTGCAAAAGCAGATGATGGTGGTAATAACGAATATACCTTTTAACTTAGGCTAAAGGGTATCAAGCAGGGTGGGGTTTTTTTCCCTTTCCGTTTTCCCCACCTTGCTTAAAAAAGGATTTAACATGACAGATAATATAAAAGAACCAGAACATTACATAGCAAATAAAATTGAACCTATTGACTTTATAATTAAAAATGAATTTGATTTCTGTGAAGGAAATGTAATTAAATATATTTCTAGATATAAAAGAAAAAATGGTATCGAAGATCTTAAAAAAGCTAGACAGTATATAGATTTTTTGATCAAAAAAGAAGTTGAAAAAAGTAAATAAGTATGACAAAATTTAAAAGAATTATCAATGGAGAGTGTCATTTTCAAATGATTGAACTCTTTGATGATGTAAAGAAGGCTGCAGACAACTCGAATAGAGGAGAGTTTGTAGAAGTAAAAATCGATAACTTAAAGTACGATTTTACAACAGTAGCAAAGGAGCATGATGGAAGACATCAAAGTTCGTCTGCAAAAGCTGAAGGATCTTCAAGCGAAAAAACACAAGAAGTTCCTGGAAGCAAAGTACAAAGTAAATAAGTATCAACAAGATTCTTATAAATTGCTTTGGCAAATAGAGCAGACAAAAGAAAAGTTAATGGCAAGTTAAGTTATTAACTTAATAGTTGAAAAAAAAGAAAGGAAACTGTAGGGGATCTATGACCATAAATGTAAGTCAACACTATAATAAACACATCAATAAGTTAAATCAAAATCACTTTATCTATAAAGTTAAAAAAGCATTTTACCTTTTAACAAGCCAAGAAGAAAGATTATATGAGGTAGGGTTTTCAGAAGGATTTCTGTACGCAGCAGAACTAATGCAGAGACAACCAATAATGGATAGCAATAATAAAACTAAAGTTGCTACTACATTTAAAACAAAGAATGCAAACTTGGAAGTCGTATCTAAACTTGTAGATAAAGTGTGTGATAAATATACTGTAAGCAAACATGACATCTTTAGTAAAGGTAGAACTAGGGATGTAGTTCGAGCAAGAAGTATAATTTATAATCTACTGTATGAAGGTTATAATGTTAGTTTATCTTCTATGAGTAGATTGTTTAATCAAGATCATACTACAATCATTCACTCTATAAGAAATAAAAAAGATAAGAAAAATTATTGGGGTGAAGAAAATACTATTTGGAAAGAGTTCGAGGAACTAAAACAAATTACTTTTTAAATCCAGACTTCATTTTTCTATAAGCCTTCGCAGAGATTGTACTTTTAGCTTTACTTTTCGAAGTACCAGCTCGTTTTTTTTTATTAATGTTATAGTAAAGACCCTTCTTAGCTGTCTTACCAGTAGCTGTTTTGTGATAACCTTTTTTCATGTTGCTCCTTATGTTGTTTAAGTTTTAACTCACAATAGTTGTCAAAGCAAGAACCTTCTTTACCATCATGACAAAAATATTGTTTCTTATGGGTTACTATCCAACCACCCTCATCACTCATTAATTGTTTGTCGCACTCTTTACAATGACCACAAACTAATGATTGAACTTTTGGTTTCTTCCAGGTTTTTTTCAAACTAACACTTCCATCTTCTTCTAGCTTGTCTTATTCTAGAGTTAGGATCGTTTCTTGTTTTAGCAGAAGATCTTTTAAGTTGACCTGCAGATCTTGCACAATATGATTTTCTTCTTTTAGCTGCCTTTGACCCAGGTTTAACTTTACCTGTAACTGCCGTCTTTAGTTTACTTCCAGGATTGGCTCTTCTATATCTTGCAACACCTTTAGCCGTCATGCCAGCTCCAGACTTTGTGGGTCTGTAGTTTGCGTTTTTACCTTTAGTAGTTTTTCTGATAGCCATAATTTTATTCTACTATTTTTTTTATTGCTTTACTACCATCTATATTTTCTTCTAACTCTGCTTTTACTTTACCACACTTATATTCTATATTATCATTTGCTCCTCGTTCAGCAACTCGTTTACCTTTTAAGCAATCAGACATAGCAGGTTGTATTCTGTGTTCAGTTAATTCACCTGCAACAAACATACAAAGAGCCACAACTGTACTAATGACTTGTTCCATTTGCTCGTACCTTATCTTTTAAATGTTCAATATCTTTTAATGCTTTATCTAACTGTGCTTCTATATGATCTAGCATAACTTGTGTATGAATATTCTTATCTAAAAGTTCTTGGTGCTTCTCTACTGTTTCGTATAAATCTTCGAGCAAAAGATATTGTTCCTTGTCTGTAGTTGTTTGTTCTGATTTTTTAAGTAAGTCAGAGTTCATTAGTTCTCTTGACGTTTCAAGTGAAGTTAATCTTGCAGTAACTTCTGTGTAAGCAAAGATACCCATAGCCACACCAACAATAATACCAACCATATTTTTAATTGGCATAGCAACATTTGTATTCTCACTTATCTTCATTTCTTTTTCCTCTTCTTAGGAAAAAATACTCTATCTAAATGATTAGTAAGTCTGTCAAGCAAACCAAAAAAACTATAAATAAATCTATCGATCATCTTCCTTGACCCTTGTATCTAGTTTGTTTCTTTTGTCTCTTAGCACTTTTGTTTTGAGATTTAGTATGAACCCCTTTTCTTTTCTTAGGCTTCTCTCTAGGTATAAAGTGTGTAAATTTTTGTTTAGCCATTACTTCTTCTTCTTATATTTCTTTTTCTTTTTCTTCTTACCTGTTTGCTGCGAAAGAAGGGTAGGTTTCTTTTTACTGTATTGTGATACCATCATCATTGGTGCTTGATTACTCATTATTTCCTCTTAATTAAATCTGTTGCTTTTAAACCATAGACACTCGCAATGACACCTACAAAAATTGATTGATACCAAAATGGTAAATTAGAAAAGTATTCAAAGAAGAGCTGCATCTTTTCCATGTGAGCAGGATTGTCTGACCATACTGCAAAGCCAAGCATAACAATAGGTACTGACAACAAAATTAAAATGAACTCGTCTTTCCAATCTGAATTTCTACTCTCTAATAATTTACCTTGATACTCTGCTTCACCACTTGCCATCTTTTGTGCATGATTCATTTGTGCGTCTGCCATAAGCATCTTAGTTTTCTGCTTGTTCTTATAGATATGACTACCTGCTTGAACAGCTAATTTAATTGCACTTAACCACATCTTATATCTCCTAGTATTGGTTTGTATTTTGTCTTACCATCTTCTTTGTAAGCTCTCAAGAATTGTTTTCTTGGTTTATCTGCTACACTACAATGCACCCAACCACTTGAAGGTTCACCAATGGTATAAAACTCAAGGATCATTTGATCCCAACCCTCTATATTATCTTTTATCCAATATGCAAGATCGGCATTATCTGTGCCTGGACACTCAAAATCAACGGCTTCAGCTTTGCAATGTTGACTATTAATTGAGCTGCCTATTTTAGTACAAAGTTCTGGAGATCTATATCCAGAAGTTATTATAACAACACCAAACTTATCTCTAACTGGTTGTAGTAAAGTCTCGCAAAGGTTTTGTAGTTTAGCTATCTGATCTGAATTAGGTTCATTAGGTATACCCAATCTTATTGCTGTGTCTGATTTAGTTAGTTCTTGTAGTGTAAAATTTTCTGATAAATTCATTCGTATATAATCCTTACGTTAAGTTTCTTTTGTTCTTTAGTTGCACCTCTAGATATAAATGATCCTTTAAGATTTCTTTTATATCCATCTTTTGCAGTATAACTATTAACCTTTCTATAATTTTTAGATTTAACATCATAAGCAGTATACTCACCTGTTGACATATTTAAAGTAACTATATCTACTGGACCCAAACCACCAACAGGTGTGAACACAAGTAGATTAGGATCTTCACAAAGTCTAAGTTGTGCTTTCAATTCTGAAGTTAAGCCTGTAATAGCTTTTACTCTTCTAGCCATTGTATTTAAAGTAACCTAATGCAGCAGCAAAAAGACTACCAAGAATCATAAGCAACTTAAAACCACCCTTACTTTTATTTGCATAATCTTTTAGTTCACTAATATCATCCCTTAAATTTTTCATGTCTTTGTTCATGTTGTCAATTTTATTAAATAAAGTTTTCATTCTTTCTGCACAAACTTTTTCATGATAAGATATTCTTATTCCATTGTGATCTTCTATGTTTGAGTGATCTTTTTTTCTAGGCATCTTCTAACTCTACCTCGTTACAAAAATAAGTTACATATAATTTTTCTTTATTAAACTTCTCTATGTTTTCATTGGTAACTTGAATGGTAGCTGCTGCACCAGACTTGGTACAATCTGTCCAGGAATTAAATTCTATTGAGGATACTGTTGTGTTATTACACAAACCTGTGATAGCCGAACAGATCGTATAAGCTAACACAAATTTCATTATAAACCAGTAGCGACTTCGCTAAACTCTTTTGGTGTTATCTTTTTTCTAGGCATTATTTGTTATATAAACTTTCCATTTCAGCTTCAGTAAGAACTCTGTTGTAAATTCTGAAATCAGCAATTCTTGAATTACAACCACCATTATCTCCAATTGGTTCATTAGAATGTCCACCGATTTGAGCTGTAGCACCACTAGCATTAGATGTACTTATACCAGATAAAGATGTTGACCAGTTTGACACTCTATTTCCAGAACCATCAAGATAGTAAGCTGAAACTGTATTTGTTCCACTAAAAGTGTAAAATATTCTAACCCAAGTACCACTTGAATATACTGTATCACCACTATGGTCATAGTCAGCACCACAACCCATAAATCCCATTTTTTGACTTCCACCTCTAGCATTAAATGTTCCTTTTCCACCACCAACACATAAGCCAAATCCAAATATGTAATCGTTGTTATTAAGTGTTCCACTTGGTTTCACCCAACAAGTAATCGTTCTAGCATTTGTGCCAGTTATAATTGTTGAAGTTGGTAAAGCACAGTAACCATTACTATCTGGGTAAGATGTGACAGACCGACTGCCTAATGGTGTTCCACTATCTGTAACTGTTGATATTGAACCAGAGTTTGAGCCAGAGAATGTTCCATTTCTACTATTGCCAGAACTGTCAGTTTCGCCACCAGTTTGATACCAAGCCACAAGACCGTTTAATAATACATCATTATTAACTACCATTGAAAATGCTCTATCAGTATTGTTCGTTCCATCACTTGCTCTTAAAGTAAATGATGAAGTTGTGTTTGAAGAAACACTTGATGCTGTTCCAGTAATTGCACCAGTCGAACTGTTTAAAGACAATCCCGAAGGTAGCGAACCACTTTGAACCGAATAAGTAATTGAACTTCCCTCTGGGTCTGAAGCAGAAACAGAAACATTTACTGTGACTTGCTCGGTTATCGTTCCACCAAGATGACCACTAGCTGTACTCCAAGCTGGAATAGGATTGACAATAAATGCGTCAGCTAAAGTAGCAAATAAAGCAGAAGTATTTGTGAGTTTTACATCAAAAGGTTCGTTAGCATGTGTAACTGAAGTTGGAACTCTGGCAGTCACTTGAGTTGTTGAATTTACTGTAACAGTTGGACTAGAATATTCAGTTCCATCATTTCCAATAAATTTAACAGTAGCACCACTATTAAAACTAGAACCAGTTATAACTAAATCAAAGTTTGCTGAAATTTGAGTTTCAGTAATATTAGTATTATTAACACTTGAAATTGTTGGTGGACTATCAATACTTTTAAAAGTAGTTCCATCATAATATTCAGCTAATCCAGTTGTAGTGTTAAATCTAATTTGACCAGTTGTAGAACCTCGTTGTGCTGTAGTACCACTAGCTACTTTAGTACCCTCTG